GCGCGCGGTTCTTGCGCTTGGCGGCAATGGCATCGGCGTCCGCCATCCAGCTTTCCTGCACGCCTTGGATTTGCGCGATCGCCGGGATTGCCACGTCGAAATCGAACGGGTCGAGCAGGCTCATATCCTGGGTGATATTGACCAGCTCCTTGACGCTTTCCACCGTGCGCATGAAGCCGGCCGCCTCCTGCGCCTGCTGCGCGCGGGCGAGCGGCGAGGTGTAGGTCACCGCGTATTCGCCTTGTGCCTCACGCAGCCGCGGCGGCATCGGCGGCAGCGGCGACGGGACCATGCGGGAGAGGATGTCGAGCTCGCGGTTGATCAGCGGGCCGAGGTATTCGGATTGCTGCCGGCCGATGGTTGGCGCGAGCAGGATGCCCTTCTCGTTGACGCGCTCGATCACCTCGGTCGCCGTCATCTGCGGCGTCTCGGTAAGAATCTGGAACAGCGTCACCAGAAACACGTCGTTGATGATGGATCGCTCCATGTCCATCATCTTCTCGTTGACCTGAATGTTGCCGGTGGGCAGCGTTTGCACCAAGAGCTTGCCATCCGCCGAGACCGCGCCTTTATTCAGCGCACCGGGCCGCAGATTGAAATCGACAATGCCGTCGTCGGCGGTGAGCAGCACCGGATCGGCGGCGCGGTGGCCCTGCTTGAGGAAGGTGGCCTTCTGGGCGTTCAGCGTCTTGAGCGCCGGCAGCACCATCTGTGCCGGGCCGCGGCCGTAGACTTCCAGCGGGGTTTGGTCGTAGCGTGAGACAGCAAACGGGAAGACGCGAAAGCCGCCTTCCGGCGCCATCAGGCTTTGCCCTTCGACCGAGACGTACCAGGATTCGAACGGCAACGATTGCACATCAAGGCGCTTGGGGTCATAATCCTTACGAGGACGCACGCAATGCAGAAAGTTGTAGAGCCATTGACTATGCTGCTCGAGTGGAGCGTGCAGGGCGGCTGGAAGATTCTCGATGCCCCAACGCTGTACCGCCTGGTACGCCGTCATCCGAAACCAACGAATAATCCGGTCAACCTGGCCCTGATGATTTTCGCCATAAAATGTCTCGCCGAGCGGCACTGCCTTGTACCGCAATCCCATCTGGCCACCGTAGTTTCGGCCATCGAATTGATCAATAAACATGGTGGCATTGCCGAAGGCCCCGAGCGATTGGAAATTGGAATTGTTCTGGGAGGAGAAATTTGCGTTCGGCGCATATCGATACTTGAATAGTATCTTGGTGACTTCATCGAACCACAGCCGAGTGGCGCGATCCTTCATCACATAGTCGTTGTTGGCGGTGAGCGAATGCCACGTCTGATTTCGCGGAGTGAGCAGTGAATCACATATCGCGGCAAACCGATGCAAAGCCAGCATGCCGCTGGCATCAATCTGCTGATATGTCTTCTTCTGGCCCTGCCAGAAATAGTTGCCGTAGAAAAACGTGTTGCGTGAGGTGGGCAGGATGAGCTCGGCCGCCTCCTCCCATTGCCCGCCGAAGGTGGAGCGCCAGGCGACGTATTGCGAGAACTCCTGCAGGATGTCGCGCACGACCTCGCGCTCGGCATCACTGACCGGCCGCGGCATGCCAACCGTATAGGGCGTGACCGCATAGATGCCGGCACGAGCGGCGGAGGAGATAAGCTCAGCCATTGCCGATCCACTTGCTCACGGCAGCGAGCAATTCGCTGCGGTCGGCATCGCTGAGTTTCATCTTGTCGGCGAGCTTGCGGAAATCCCTGGTGTAGTCCTGCTTCCTGGCTTCGGCCTTGTGCGGGCCGGCCAAGGTTTTCGTTTCCACGAACGAGCCGAGCAGCAGCCGCTCAATCTCACCAACGAACGGCGCTGCCGGCGCTTGTGGCCTGGGCGGCTTGACCCTGACCGGCTTTGGGGCTTCCGGCGGCGCAACTTGCGGGCCTTGCAATACCTTGACTTCATCGGAGTCGTTGACGATGAAAAGCTCAGGCATCATATAGCATCCCGCGCACACATGATCGCATTCCAGCAGCACCACATATCGTACTCGCGACCAGCACCAAGGGCTTCCAAAGCTAATTGGCAGTCAGCACCATAATCAGGCCAGCGATCTGTCCGGTAGCTTGCAATATGATTGCCGCCAGTCATCATTCGCTCGCACGCCGCGCGTAGCCGCGCATTCTCAGCGCGCAATCCCTTAGTTGATCGTGAGGCGCTTGGCATCGGGGTCGGCCGGGTCCATGTTCGGGTCAAGCCGCTGATCGGCGACCACCCACTTGCGCACCGCCACGAACAGCTCGCGGCGATCGCCATCGGAGAGCTTCATCTTGTCGGCGAGCTTGCGGAAGCTGTTGCGCAGGTGCGACGAGTCGTGAAACATCACCTCGTCCTTGGTCTTCGGCTCCCAATCGCGCCATTGCACATCGGCGATGATCTGGCCGCGCTTATTGATCTTGCCGGCGCTGCAGACGAACGGCGTGGTGATCGAATAGAAATTATCGAACATCAGGTTGAGCAGCACCGGCATGGCGTCGTCGTAGGAATGGGCCAGCACGGACAGCACCACCATGCCGATCGGGTCGTATCTGGTCGTATACAACGCCCGGAACTGCCAGGTGTTGCGCAGCTCGTCGGCATGTTTGCTCCACAGGCTATCGCCGTGCTGCATTTCCATACGGCCCTGCCAGGCCGAGCGTGGTAGAGGCGCCCGAGGGATTCATCGCCTGCTGCATCTGCTGCAGCAGCAGCCGGCGGCGCTTCTGCTCCTCGGTTTCGTCCTGCACTTGCTGATTCAGCGCGTCGCCCATCCCGAGCTCTGTGGGGGCGCCGAGCAGCCCAACATTCTTGGCATTCATCGGCGGCATGTGGACCTCGGAAAGAGGGGCGGGGTTGCCAGGGAGGAGAGCCCCGCCCAAGGTAGGCGTTCAAGCATTCACTAGCAGCCGTTTGCGGGAGCTAGCGGCGGCAGGATGTGGGGAAGCAGCGGGCCTCGCAACGCACTACGGATTCACAAGCCCGCGCCGGGGACAAAGCAGCGGATGGCGAATTCCCCGCTGTTGTCGATGAACCACCAGACGACCGGGGCACGCGGCGGCCGGCTATCGTAGATGACCGCATCGTCGGGCACCTCGTGCCAGCCGTTGCTGCCGGGCCACGATGCCCAATAATGGCCGTCGCGGATGTCCTCCACGGCCTCGGAGCCGTCCGCCGTGCTGCAGCACGAAAAACCCTTGTGGTCGCCGCGCGGAACGATTTGTTGCTGGAACCACTGCCGCCGCTGCGGATCGGCTTGCGACCACTGGCCGTTATCGCGGGCGTAGGTGTGGCCCGCGGGCAACGCCATCAGGAATGCCAGCGTCAATTGCACGTAGATCAGGGCTGCTGTCATGTGCGCCCGGAAGATGCCGGGGCGAGGCGAGCGCCGCAACGCACTACGGGATCAGACGCGGAACGGGTCCTCGCTGGTATCGTGCAGATCGAAATGGATGTTGCGGGCGTATTCCTCCACCCGATGCGGGCGGCCGGCCACGGCGCCGAGCGCCACATTCTTGGCGAACCGCTTCATCATCACGGCGACGCGGATGGCCGAGAGAATATCGTCCTTGAGCTTGACGATCTGGCCGTCCTTGCGGTGGTAGTTGCGGTATTCCTCCCAGAACTCGGAGAGCTGCTGCGCCACCTTGAAGCGGCCAGTGGCCATGCGCTCCTGCAGCTCGGTGATGCCGGCCTCGGTGGACATAGATGAACCGTCCCAGGTGGCATGCTCGGGCATCATCAAGAGGCCCTGCGCCTGGTAGAGCGCACGCAGCGGAATGCCGGTGCCCTTCTCGCGGTCGGCGGCGTCCTTGGGATAGGCGACCGGCACGGCGGCGCCCACGCGCTTCATGGCGGCGGCATGCATCATCGGCAGCGCATCGGACATGCGGATGACGTGGTGGACGTGCAATACGTCATTGTCCCTGTCCCAAAGGATGAGGGCGGCGCCGAACGGGTGGCCGATGCCGGGATCGATGCCCCACAGCTTGGCCCAATAGGAGGGGATGTGCTCGATCGGCGGCTCGCTGATGGAGCCCTCCGGGGTGGTGAAGATGCGTCCCGAGCCGAGCATCGGGATACCGCGGGCGCGGGCCTCGCGCTCATGCGGCAGGAAGCCGGCAATCAGCTTGGCCTTGGCCTCGGCCGTCATGTGCCCATCGGGAGGAATGTCGTCCAGGGTCATGTTGACCCAGACACGATCGGGGGAATGCTCGTCGGTGTAGCGCAGCACCACCGTCGAGGGACCGAGCAACGGGGTGAAGGTCATCCAGCAGATGCCATCACGCTCGCCGAGCCGGGTCATGCCCTCCGAATAGATGTCCATCGGCGGCTCTTCATCGAACCAAATCCAATCCAGCCCCTCGCCCTGGAACTTGATGCGGCCTTGCTCGTAGGACTTAAAGCGGACGATGGAGATACCGCCGGACTTGTGGCGGACCTGCAGGGTATCGATCACGTCGGTCACGCCGCGGGCGGTGGACTTATCGATCAAATTCTCCTTCGGGATCATGCCGGTGCCCCAGGCGTCCTCGACGCCGGGCTCGCCGCACAGCTTCTGCTGCAGGATGTCGCGGATGACCTGGGCGGTGGCACCGCACACCCAGCCCTTGGTGGGGCCGTCAAAGCGGCGGCCCTTCCATTGCTCGGGGTATTC